TTGTCCTCGCTGATTTCCACCCTGTCAAAATAATCAGTCGCATTCGCGGAAAGATAGTCCGCTATCGGCTGTAGATCGTAGGTTGTGAAATATGTTTTTTCTATCGCCATTGTTATTCCTCCAAAATCATTAAATTCGCTGTTAAAATGTCAGCCGGTGAGCACGCCGCCGCTTGAACATAGCTGTCCTCGATACGCACAAAATGCACTCCGTTGGCAAAATACATTGCTGTTCCGCTTTTTGTCCATGTCCACGTACCGTTTATTATCGGACTTCTGTTTTCGTCAAAGCATACAACGGCGTATTCCCGCGCTTTGCCGCTCTTTGATGTAGATGTGAGTATCAATCCCATTGACAGAGGATTTATGGGTATCAGTTCTTTTGTGCGAATTATAGATGTGCTGTTCAGGTCACTTCCGTCCTCGTCGATATTTCCTTGCTCCCACAATGTCGGGTCTGATAGATCAATGCTAGTGCCGTTGACCTGTGCAAACACCGTTTCAGGCGCGGGGTCGCAGTAGACTACTGCTTCCGACGGAGCGTTGCCGCCGTTATTGCCATTGCCGCTTATTTCGACGTCGCCTAAGTACTGTTTAACTGTTCCGTCCTGCTCGGTGACTATGTACAACGTATTCGTACTATGCGGTATCTTGGCATACTCGCTCAACGTAAGCTTTTCGATATTCACCGTATCGGAAACATATCCCGAACCGATAAAACCGTGTGCCGACGGAATTATCTCCAAAACAAATCCAGCGGATATTATTTCCGTTTTCTGCGCGCCCTCGCTGCCGGTTTCCTGCATAACGCGAATGTCCGCTCGTGCTCTGCCCGCCACCGCAAGCATATCGGATGTCAGATATACGCCGTAATGCGTAACCTCCTCGCCCTCACTGCCCAAATGCATTTTTATGCATTCAGCCGTGACAAGCACACCGTCGGGACGCTGTACACGGATTTCGGCAGTACCCTCGGGCTGATACCAATAACTGCCGTCCCTGCTGTCAAACAGCGTGACGTCCAGTGTGCGTTTGATATTGTCGTTCTGCTTCGCCCTGACCGTTACCACGTTTTCGTGGCAGGCAAGGTCTAGGGTTATTTCCTCTGCGTAGTTGCTCTTGTGCATTTTATTCCTCCTGTTAGTTTTTGCTCCAGATCGTGCCGTTTTCTCCGTCAAGGCATATGGTTCGTTCTCCTGCGGAGCTGTACAAATTTAAAGTATTAGTCTTACCGTCAATGAATATTGACATTTTATCGGAATCAGGCTGATACAAAGCCATTTGTCTTGAATTAGTGTTAAGCAAAAACGAAACGACCCCGCCGCCGTAGGTGATTATATTTCCTAAATTACTGTCAATATATACTTTCGGCTCGTCGTTCCATTTGAAAAACATTGCACCCGATTGAATTAAAATACTGCCGCCGATAGTCGAATTTGAGAACTTGATTTGTAATGGAGACAGCTCCATAGTCCAGTCCCCGCAGGACAGTTTAATGACGTCGTAGTGCTCGTTATCGGTCTCAATATGGATACTTCCGCCCAGAATTTCAATAGCCTTTGCGATAACTTTTCCGTCCTCGCCAACCTCGAAAGTACCGTTGCCGTTATTGAATTTCAGCCCCGTCAAGGTCAGTGCCGTAATAAAGCTTGCAACAAGATTTCCGTCGATAGTCCAAGCGTTGGTGTACGGTCCGTCTTTGGCTGAACCGCCGTCGGCACGTCCCATTTTCTTTGCAAGTTCGGGTGTCCAGAAGCCTATTCCGTTGCGGTTTAGCTGTATACAGCTTGTGCAGGTATCAATATTTTTGGTGTCCATAATGAGAATACGCTCGGGTTTTTCGGAGGGGTCGAGAATGACATTTCCCCCCTGTGCGCCTGTGATAAGCTGGGTCGCGTTGTCCACACGGTCGTTTATTACGCTCATGTTGCGGAACGCGCTTTCTTCCAGCTTTGCCGCAAAGGACTTTGACTTTTTTGCCGTCAGACCTGTCATTGTATCCAGTTTGTCGCCGAAAGTCAGCTCCGACAACTGGGGACTGTCAAGGTTCAACGTCATTCCGATAATGCGGAGATCTTCGTCAATTTTCATCAGCGGATTGACAAGGCGGTAAGTGTTTCCCAGCTCGAACTCCTCGAAATCCATTCCGATAGTGGATAGGTCAAGAGCGGTAACGGAGTACTGCGTTTTTGCCTTGTTCATCTGCCTGAAGTACGCCTTACCTTTCGCGAGGAGATTTGCAGGAACGGTCACGTCGTCCCACGTTTCACAGCCTACTATAATGCCGTATTTGGCGATCATTTCTTCGTCGTCAATGTAGTCCACACCGCCGTTTACCGCGCCTATACGCACCCTGTCCTCGCTGCTGTCACGCTTTGCACCCAGCGGGTAAAAACGTGTTACAATGCTTGTTTCGTCCACTGTGCGGGTGACTGATTTTAGGTTCACCGCAAGTTTTATCACAGTGTCCGTGCCCCTGCCTATGCGGTCAAGGTAGTCCAGATATACCTTGCCGTCGGCGTCACGTATCTGCAATTCTCCGCCGAACTTGTCGATCAATTTTTCGGAGATCGTCTGCAAGGTAGTCCCCCAGTTTTTGACGTACTGATAATTATTGCTGTCGGTTATGGTGACCTGTCCCACGTAGATTTTTTTGTCCGCCTGCGAATTTCGGTTGTGTTCCGTGAGAAAGTCCAGCAGGATCATTCTCACGCCGCTTTGGGCGGTGTATGTTCCGTAGGGCTGTAACGTGTCGCACAGCCAGCCGAGCCGTCCCTCGCAGGTGACGGACTTGCAGATATGACCCTGTTCGTCCATACTGTCGGCGACGGTGAGGACACGCCCGATAAACTCGGATTTGCCGTCCTTTTGGCGGACGACTTGAATTTTTGTCCGCAGACCGAAAATCATATCGTATGCGGGATTGTTGGGGTAGACCGTGAAAGTGAAACTGTCGATAGCGTTTATTGCGCGGCGTATCTGTCCGCCTGAAATTCGGCGGGAACTGTTTGTTCCGTCGCTGATTATTGTGGATTTTCCGTCGTTTTCGATTGTTATTGTGTACATTACAATGCCTCCTTCCTGAGGGCGGCATAGACTTCCGCTGAGCTGTACGGCTGGGCTATAATGTTTCCGCCCTCTGCAAGATTTGTCTCGTAGGTCATATTTCCGCCGTTGAGACTGAACCGTATATCCTCGCCGTTTGCCTTGCACCGTATGGGCGCATTGGGAGCGTTCACAGTTATTCCTGCGTACAGGACTTTAACGCCCCTGTATTCTGTGGCATTGGCAACGAAACGAACTCCCGCCGCAGGATATTTTTCCGCAGACCAGCGGTATACTGTGTTCCCGTTAGTGTCCTCACATTCGGGGGAAATGTCGTCTGTACGATTTCCGTCGCTGTCTATCGTAAATACCGCCCGCCAAGCATTGGGGGACGTGTACAGCGCGAACACAAGCTCGGCGGGCGTGTCCGCTGTAAAAATGAGATCGGTTATTATCTTTTCGCTGCCCGAGTTGGTTGTTTTCTGAACGCTTTCGCATACGTTGTCGGTAGTAGTTACTTTCAGTCCGCCGCCCGATTTGTATATATACCCGAACGTATTGCCTGTGAAACGGGGACAGGTCGGGATAAGCGTTATGTTCTGCTTGCCGTTGGATAGGTAGGGGGCGGCGGTGAAAACTACCTCCATCCTGCCCGCCCGTTTACCTATGATTTCAAAGTCCTCCCACACGGCGGGGGAGACGTCCTCAAACTGCCAGCCGTGCATAAATCGGTCAAAGCTGAGAGCTCCGCCGTGAGCTGACATTATCCACCTAACGGCTTCACACCGCTTTCTCCACATATCGTCAAAGCAGTCTCCGGTAACGTTGAATACTACCTTTATCTGCCTGCGGCTGTACGTGGGTTTGCCGTTTTGGTATGTAAAATCATAGTCGCCGTTCATATACGGCACACTTTCCCTTACCTCGTTAAGCTTCGGATTTGTCATTTTCGGCGGCTCGGCTATTGTAAGTCCGAAGTCGAGATATGAATTTTTTCCGTTCCAGACGATAGCTTCGTACATTATGCAAATCCCCTTTCAGCGAGAGTTATTTTTTTACCGTTTATAATATCCAGCGGGTCGGCTACCGCCCTTGCAAGTACTTCTCCGTTTTCGATCTGTAATACAAATTCCAAACGTTCGGGAACACTGCTTTGGATGTCCGCTTGTGTGGGATTTTCATCGAACAGTTGTTCTTTTTGAACCTGCATAAGCGAATTTACGTCATAGTCTGCTAAGCCCGTGACCTCGAACATTCTGCGCCGCTCACTGTCGGTAACAGCTTTTACGGCGTTCTCAGCCATATCCCGTGCCGCTTTTGCCGCCTGCGCCGCCTCTCCGTCAATGCCCAGAGCAAACCCCTCGGAGGTATATCCGCCGATCTCCTTGAACACCTTTGAGGGGGACGCTATGCCCAGTCTTTCACGGACTGTCCGCTCCGCTATATCTGCTATTCCTCTGCTTGCCTCGTGTACCAGATGTGCGCCGTTGGCAATGCCCTCTGCCATACCCTGCGCACCGTACTCACCCAGAAGTCTGTACGCCTCCCGCATACTTTCCGCCTCGCCGTAGGGTATGCCTATGAGCTTTGAGACCTGATATGCAGTGTCCGCATACATTCCCGACATCTGCTCGTTCACTATTTTTCGGCAGGAGCTTGCGGTCTCGTCCCACGTTTTGGAGTAGTATTCAAGCTGATCGTCGGTCATATCCGTCATTGCCTTGACTTTGCTTGCGGAGCTGGGTCCCGCCTCCTGCAATTCCTTTAACAGACCGTCGGAAACACCCCGCCTTGCAAGCTCTTTGAGGTTATCCGACCACTGCTCAACGCCCTCTTTGTTGGAATTGAGATTGTCTATCATCTCCTGCGCACTTATGCTTGTTCCGCCCGAAAATTTGGAAAACAAGTCCAGCGAACCGTAAACCGCGTCGTACTGGGCGTCGTATGCGTCCTGATAGGCTTGGGCGACATCTTTGACCTGATCTAATACGTCCTCGGACATATCGTAGGCGGCTTGATTTGCGTTTGAGAGAGAGCCTGTCATTGTGTCGATACCGCTTGCAAAGTTAATAATCATTTCTCCTGTGGGAGCAAAGCTTTCGCCCAGCGTTCTCACGATCTCTCCCGCACCGCTCATTTCAGCGGACAAGCCGTCGATCTCGCCCTGAACGGTTCGTGTCGCGGAGCTTATATCAAGGTATTTTGCCGACAGTTCACCTACAACTTCTTCTTGTACGGAAATTTCGTTGTTAAGTTCTGTTATTCGATCGCCGACTGCGTCAATGTCTGACGCCGCTTGGCTGTAAGGATTTCCGCTGTCTGCAATTTCCTTCTGTAACCTTTTGAATGTTTCGGTCTTTTCGGCTAATTCCTCTTGCAGTTCGGTAAGCTTTTCATTCTCAGCAGTACGCTCTTTTTCAACTTCACGCTGTTTTCTCGTGGCGTCGTACAAATCCTTGTAGAGGTCTTTTAAGATCTCCTGATTTGCCGCCGTTCTTGCTTCGTCCTCGTAGCTTTTCATAAGCTTGTCAACTTCGGAACGCTGGTTTTCCAGATGTCCCGTCTGTTCGTCCAAAGTAAGATTTAACTCGGGAATGCTGTCGTTAAGACTTTCCACAAGACTTTGCATTTCCGCTTTCTGCTCGTTGGTAATATGCTCGGCGTCGTTAAGCTCGTAGAGCCTGTCGATCATATCGCGGCTTGCACCAAGTTCGCCCTCCAGCTCTGACCTGCTGTCAGCTCTTGCGGAGGCGTTGTCGGCGATTTTCTGAGACAATTCTCCTGCGCTGTCCACAAGCTTTTTCTGCTCCTCGTTCAGACTGTCATAATTGTCAACTGCAACGTCTATGGAGTCCGCCGCCTTGTCGATAGCCATTTTTACGACCGAACCTACGGCAACAGCCGCACCGCCGAAAATGGCAAGCTTGTTAGCGGATAACGTTTTTAAAAGGTCTCCCGCCTTGCCCTTAGCCAATGTCAGAGCGTCGGAAAACGAGGTTATATTTTTCAACGATTTCGGAAAGCTGTCCGCAAGCTTTACAGCCGCAAGTCCCGCCGCAACTCCCATTAAAAGGGGCTTTACCGGACCAAGACCGTCGGTTATATCGTCAATGCTTTCTACAATATTTCCCAGCATAGGCAGTGCGTTGTCAAACACAAAGGTTTTGGCGGTCTTGGACAGATTTTTAACGTCCTCGTCTATATCTCCCATTCCCGTTGACATATCCCCCAGCAGATTTTTCGCCGCCGCTTTCATACTTGCAAACGAGCCCGAAAATGTCTTGTCTGCCTCCTCTGAGGTAGTGCCCATTATCCCGAGATTTTCCTGCACGTCGTGAATAGCGTTGATAACGTCGCTGAAATTGGAAATATCGTACTTATGTCCGGACAGCTTTTCAGCATCCGCAAGCAGTCGCTCCATTTCGGTTTTTGTACCGCCGTAGCCCAGCTTTAAGTTGTCGAGCATTGTGTAGTTGTTCTTTGCAAATCCCTGATAGGCGTTCTGTATGGACTGCATATCCGTGCCGAATTTATTGGCGTTGTCGGACATATCTATCATTGCTGTATCCGCTATTTCAGCCGCCTTTTTGGTATCTCCGCCCAACCCCTGTAACAGCGAGGCGGAAAAGCCCGTAACATTCTCCATATACTCGTTGGCGGACAGCCCCGCAGTTTTATATGCGTCCTGAGCGTTCTTTTTTACAATGTCGGCGTGCTGCTTGAAAAGCGTTTCCACGCCGCCTAAGGACTGCTCGAGAGCCGCGCCCTCCAGAAATGACTGCGAAAGGACCTTACCTATCGCCGCCGTACCTGCGATCTTTGCAAATGTTGACATAAAGGAACTACCCGCCTTTTTGCCTGCCTTATTGCCGAACTCATCTCCGAACTCTTCGCCCAGACTGCCTTTTATTCCTTTAAGTGACGGTATTATCTGCACATACGCCTTTGCAAGCTCCGTGCCGTTATTTTCAGCCATAGTTAACCTCCCGTCAGTATTTTTGCTTTTGCCTTTTCAAAGTCCTCGGAATTGTCAAAGGACTTTATATCATTTTCGCTTTCATTTTCCTGCATGAAAAGCTTTGCCGCAAGAGGCTCGGGACAGTTACGCCCTTTTGCCGCGTCCTTGGTCTTAGTCCACGCAAGCCAGCTGAGCTTGTCGTAGATAAGCACTCTCAGGACTTCCTCGAGGGTGTATTTCTGACCTGAGAGCCTGCGGAGTATCCTGCTGTTTTCCCTCAGCCCGCACGCAAAAGCCGCCGCCCTTTCAGGGGACAGCGACTTAATATCATATATGTGATAGGTCTCGGCGAGATCGCACAAAAGCGCGTCCTCGTCGAGGTTCAGCATACGGGCGAGGATCAGGAGTTTTTTCCTGCAAGCTTTACGATCTCCGAGATCTCTTTCATCATAGCGGAGGCGGGCACTCTGCCGTTTTTGTTCCTGCAATGCTCCCTGAGAGCCGCCGAGCCGTCTTTGCCCAGCAGGAGCTTTTCAATGTCTACCATTGCGGAGGTGTCTCCGCTGTCGAAGTTTTTCAGAGCCTCCAGCAGCTCCCAGTCGTTGAACGCCTCTTCCTCTATGCAAAATTCAAAGCCGCTTTCCGTTTTTCCCATTCTTACGGACTTGCCGTTTTCAGACTTTTTTATTTTTGTATTCGCCATAGATCAGACCTCCTCAGAAACGGTCTCAGCCGCCTTTTTGAAATATTCGTAATGTGTGTTGCCGTTTTCGTCGGGCGTTGTACTCAGCGTGATACCGTAGCCCACAGCCGCGTCATCGTCATAGGTAATCTCCTCGATAGCCGTGATACTCGCACATGGGATAACTACACGTTTGAGCACATTGCCTCGCATTATCATGTCCGCCACCCATGAATATTCCTCCGCCTCTTTGGAGTTTACGGCTACCTTTAAGCCCGTTTCAAGATCGCCTGTAACATTGTCACCGCCGTGTACCGTTTTAAGCACTTCGGGATTGAGCGCCTCGATAAGCGTAAATGAAAAGCTGTCTTTCTTTTCCGTCTGTACGTTGAGCACCACGTCCCCGCCCCAAGCCTTTATTGTCTCGGAGGAAATATCCGTAGCGTTTGTAAGTCCGTCCTCTGAGCAGTAGCCCAGACCTACGAATTTGCTGTCAAGCGCCGACACTGCGTCGGTAGGCAGGACTGTTCCTTTTGCCGCTCTGAAAATCGCTCCGCCCACTTTGGGCTTGCCTGTGGTCACATTTGCCGCATTGTTCATAAAATTCACTCCTCATAATATGTTATGTTGAATACCGCCTGATAGCGGTATCTTTTTGTTTGTGTATCTGTAAAATTATAGTCGCTGCCCAGCCTGCACCTGCTTATTCTCGGGAACTGCACCAAGTCCCGCATGGCGTTTTTAACGTCCCCGTTAAGCAGAGCCGCCTCGTAAAGCGATACGCCGTAGGACTGCACGGCTATCACTGCCGACGATATGTAATTTTCCTCCGACGAGCCTGTTTTTTCGATAAGCACATACTTTTGGGGAGGGCTTTCGGGTTCTTCCATATACGCCGGAACTTTCAGAACTCGGTTTAAATAGTCGTACAGAAATTTCTCTATCATTTTCCGAACACCGCCTTTAATATCGTGTTGCGGTCAAGATTTTCCCGTCGGGCTTCGGGAGTATCGGCGTAAACGCTGGCGATCACACGGCTTTTCATATACCGTTTGTCGCTTTTGTAGCCCTCTCCCAGTCTGCTTTGTATCTCGTCAGCCTTTCCCTTTACCATTGCTTTCACGCTGTCGGAATGGAGAAATTTATTGATTTGACCGCTGTTCAGCATTATCTTCACTTTAGCCATACCGCTCCACCTTGACTTTCTTGTTCCAGCATAGCGGGATATTTTCGTCAATGCCCTGTGTGGGAATACCCACCGTGCGGAATGTCTTTCCCCAGAACCTCACAAGGGCGTTCTCCCAGTCGTGGGTGTCGCCCTTGGGGATTGCAAGAGTGTAAGCTATCCTCTTTCCCGAGAGGTTCATCTCATTTATGACGTCCTCCGCCGACGGTTCGCCCACAAGGACATTGTCAACGCTCTCAAAGTTATCTTTGTACACGGGACGTCCGAAGCCGTCTTTGCCGGTCTGCTTTCTGACCGACAGCTCAACCGTTATGCCCTTTATCATCATCTGCACTGCCGTACACCTCCATAGCGCCGAACCTCTGACGGATAATTCCCAGCTCTTTCAGCTCGTTTTTGAGAAAATACAGGGACTGTCCCGCGTTGAGGTAGGTTATGCTCACGGAATATCCCATAGCCGCCTGAGACCCCTGCACGGCAGGGGCGGAGCTGTCCGCAAGAGAGTTCAAAGCCCTGACAACAGCTTTTACCGTTATCTCCCTTGCGGCAAGTCCTACATCGGGATCGTCTGCGATCATAGCGTCAATGTCCCGCCCGTACTTTTTCGCCGTTATTCTCAGCTTGGCGGAGGCTGTTTCAAGGAGCATTTCCGCTCTGTCAGCCTCCTCCGCCGTGAGCTGTCTGCCCAACAGTATTATATCACTGACCGAAGCATATACCGCCGACATATTTCCTCCTTATTCTGTCGTTCCCGACTTGATGACCGCGAACGCGTTCTTGTCGAGAATACCCCAGCCCAGATACATTTCCGCTCTGATGTACACCTGATTGTAGCCCTTTAAGTCCATACCGCTGTTGTCGGGGTCGCCGTACTTGATTATCTCCAGCGGGATAGACTTTGCATAGCCCCACTTGAACGCATTGGTGAAGTCTCCCACAATGGCAAGGTCGGGACTTGAATTGAACGATACAGTGTTGTTCACCTGAACGGGCAGACCGTTGAGCGTACCGGGCATTGAGCCCCACGCCAGCTCGGGGTACATCTTTCTGCCGTCCGTAAGAACTATCTTTGCAAGCTCCGAGCGGAAAGCGGGAGCGATAACCATTCCCGTAACATCAAAGTCATTGCCCTGTATCGTCTCGATAGCGTTCTCTATCTTTGCGTCGGCTGTAGTACCCTCAGTGACTGCGGTCACGCCGCTGTCGAAATGATTGTCGCCGATAAGTGCGGAAGCCTCCTTACTGCGGGGATTGAGACCGTGAAACGCCATAATGTCAAGACCTCTTGCCACCTTTTTCGCAAATCCGTCGTTGAAGCTTTTGAGTATCTCGATCTTGCTTTCCTCGCTTGCGTAGATAAACTCGTCGGATATTCTCGCGCCGTATTCCACCTTAAGAGGGATTATCTTAGTGGGCGCAAGGGCGATACTTCCTCTGGTTTTCTTGCCGTTTTCCGCCACAAGATCGACTTCGTCGTCCATAGTGAACGTAAACTCTTTCAGCCCGTTGAACGGGATAGGGGTCTGTGCCGAAAGCACCGCAAGCGCGGACTTTCCTTTGACCTTTGAGATAAGGTCAGTAACAAGTACAGGGTC